ATGTCTTCGTACCCTTGTTTTTCCGAAACAATCGACCGCCGCACCCACGACGCGCTCTACGATTGGGCGCGGGCAAGTTACGGCGCGGCAGACGACTGGAACACGCTCTATCTGAACGAGCTGGCTTTGGGTCGTCTGAATCCGTTTTGGCGCGAACGGATCAAACAAGACTGGCAGGAAGGGCTTTCTGAAGTTTCAGACGACCTCTACCTGCAAACGGACAACTGGCTGGCAATGGGCGACAGTTTGCAGCACTTGGCGCACGAATGGAAAAGCCTCGGACTGCTGTACGGCTGGCGCGACGAAAAGTTTGACGTGTGCGACGACGCGGGCAAAGTTCTTTTTGCGTTGGAACGCGCCGCCTTCCGCCCGTTCGGACTCATGAGCCAAGCCGTCCACCTCAACGGACTGGTGCAAACCGATGGCGGCTGGCATTTTTGGATAGGCCGCCGCAGCCCGCACAAAGCCGTCGATCCCAACAAACTCGACAACCTCGTCGGCGGCGGCATTGCCAGCGGCGAAACCCCGTTTGAAGCCGTCTGCCGCGAAAGCGAAGAAGAAGCCGGACTGATGCCGCCCGCCCTCGACACCCTCCGCCCTGCCGCCCGAATCCACAGCCTGCGTCCCGTCTCGCGCGGCATCCACAACGAAATCCTGCACATCTTCGACATCGTCCTGCCCGAAACCGTCCGCCCCGAAAACCAAGACGGCGAAGTCGCAGGGTTTGAATTGATGAACGTTTCGCAACTTGTCGAAACCATGTTGTCCCAAACCATGATGCACGATGCCCAGCTCGTTACCCTCGAAGCCCTCAAACGCTACGGCGCGCTCGACAGGCAGCATCCGCTAAGCCTTTGGCTGGAAAGCCTTTGCCGCTGAACGACGAAAAATATAGTGGATTAACTTTAAACCACTATAAAGTTAATCCACTATAAAACAATAAGCAAACCCGTTAACCCCCGCCGTTTTCCTTCCCCGATTCTCCAAAAGGTCGTCTGAAACCCATGCTCCGACTTACCGACATCTGCAAACGCTTCGACAGCAAAACCGTCGCCGACCGCATCAGCCTGACCGTGTCCGCAGGCGAAACCCTCGCCGTACTCGGACGCTCCGGCTGCGGCAAATCCACCCTGCTCAAAATCATCGCAGGCATCGTCAAACCCGACAGCGGCGAAGTCTGGTTGGACGGGCAGAACATCACCGCCGTCCCGCCCGAAAAGCGCAACGTCTCGCTGATGTTCCAAGACTACGCCCTGTTCCCGCACCTGACCGCCCAAGAAAACGTCGGTTTCGGACTCAAAATGCGCCGCCTGCCCAAAGCCGAAATCGAAGCACAAACCATGCAGGCGCTGCGCGACATCGGTTTGGAAAACGAAGCCCGCCGCAAACCCGGCAGCCTCTCCGGCGGCGAACAGCAACGCCTCGCCCTCGCCCGCGCCCTGATTATCAAACCATCCCTGCTGCTCTTGGACGAAGCCTTTTCCAGCCTCGACACCCACCTGCGCCACAACCTCTACCGCCTGACCGACGAGAGCATCCGCCGTCAAAACATCCCCGCCGTCCTCGTGACCCATTCGCCCGAAGAAGCCGCCGCGCTGGCAGACCATATCGCCCTCATGTACGAAGGGCGCATCCTCCAATACGGCACGCCCGCCGAACTCTTCCGCCGCCCTGCCAACGCGCAAGCCGCCCGCCTGCTCGGACTGCCCAACACCAACGAGACGCGCCACATCCCTACGCACGCCATCCGCCCCGACCCGCAAAGCACACCCTGCCGCATCCTGTCCCTTACCCCCCTGCCCGACAGCCTGCGCCTGACTTTCGCCCACCCCGAATACGGCGAACTGACCACCCTGTTACCCGCCGAACACTTACCCGTCGGCGATACCGTGCCGATACATATCGATAAAGAACAAATCGTTTGGTTTGAACCATCGAGATGATGTTTTGTGTCCCGCCTGTCTGTTGACACATTGGGCAAATCAAAAAAGATGATATGTTACCCGTCAACAAGTCAAATGGGATAAATTCGTAAGTTAATATTTTATATGGTTATTTTGTTTTACGCTTTTTGACGGTATGACAATACACGGTTACATTTCTGTAACCGTTTTTCTTTTTGTTTGGTTTGCTTTTTCAGTTTACGCCTGCGCGGCTTTGTGCCGCGTGCTGTCGTAGGGCTTGCCCGTTTTGACGATGTAATAGGCCAGCTTCGCCAGTTTGCGCATGATGGCGACAATGATGACCATTTTGGGCTTGCCCGCGTTCGTCATGTTTCGTACGAGCTGCGGGAATGCACCCGTCCGATAGGCGACAAGGGCGGGCATATACAGGGAGCGTTTAACCCGGCGATGTCCATAGCGGCTCAATCTGCCTTTCTTGTGGACGCTCGTCCCCGACTGTTCGGTCTGCGGGCTTAGTCCTGCGTATGATACGAATTGGTTTGCGGTTTGGAAGGTTTTGTCTGTCAGTTGGGCATACAGTATGGCGGCGGTTTCTTTGCCTATGCCTGCTATGGTTTGCAGGTTCCGATAGTGGCCGTCAGTTTCTGCCTTTTCGATTTGTGCATCTATGGCGGTTTGGGTTTGGTCTATTTTTTCCTGATAGGCTTGTATAAGGTCTTGATGGATCGCCTGTATCATTTCGTCATCTGAACTGTGCAGGCGGTTTTTGATTTGTTTCTGATGGTCTTTAAGTTGCTGTTTCAGATTAATGAGTTTTTGAAGATGGCGGTTTTTAGGCTTGCTATACGGTATGATTTTGTCCGCGTGCCGTTTGGTGTATTCGGCAATCAAGTTTGAATCAGCTTTGTCGGTCTTCGTGCGATTAAACTGGCTTTTGCCGTAGTCTTTGATTTTCAAGGGATTGATGACGTAAACGGTGTGGGTTTCGGACAGGTTTTCGGCGGCGGCTTCGTAGTATATGCCCGTTGCTTCCATTCCGATGACGCATTTTCTGACTTTGTTTGCCTTTATCCAGTCTTTGAGTCTTTGGAAGCCATCCCGATTGTTGCCGACCTTGATGTAACAGGTACTGCCGTCGGTTTTGTGCAAGGTTGCGTCTATGGTTTTTTGCGATATGTCCAATCCAATTGTATTCATGATGGAATTTTCCTTATTTATTCAGCCTTTTATGGCTATGATGATATTCAATCTTTAGGATAATCGGACGGTTCGGCATTTCTTTTTTCCAGTTTTTGACTTTGGTCGATTTACTGCCTAAACCGCCCGGGCTTCTGTTTTGCGCATAAACAAAAACCCGCAAACCGTCTTCTTTAAAACGATTTGCGGGTTTTGGCTTTGGCATTTTATTGCGTCCGGTTGCGCTGATTTTTACCTATTTTCAAATTTTTGGGCGACGCCGGAAGACATAAAATTGCCGAAACTCATAGAAGCGGGAGTTCCCGCACCCCGTGGATGCTTATTTACCTATTAATTCCGCCTTTGGCTTCATTAACAGATAAATAAGCATCTTTATTTATGGCGAACCGACAACCCCGCCGCGTTGTGCAAATTGTTGTCCTGCTTCGACGTAGCCGTCATACATTAGGTTTTTTGGGCTTTGCCCGCCTATCGTGATAACTTGGTTGTTTTCAGGCTCATAGGCGGTCTGCGGGGCTGTTTGTGGCTGTTGAACGGTTTGCTGCTCGTCCTTGTACGGGTTGAACGGCAAACCGTTTTTGGCGTAGTCTTTGCACATGGCTTTTGTGATTTCTTTCAGCGGTGTACCTTGCGATGAATAGCAGGTACATCCGCTTTTGCCGCCATCGACACAGCCAACAGGGTACTCAAATGTTTTGACTTGGCGGACGCCGTTGTAGATGGGCTTGCTTTCGGGCTTTTCGGCGAGTGTTGGAACGAAGTCCTCAGATTTGAGGTTTTGCCCTATATCAGGAGCAGCGGTATTTTTTTGTTTAGACGCACCATCTACATCGGATGCGGCAGTTGTGGCCGTCGTTTGTTGCTCGTCCGCGCTAAATCGTTTGCTCATGTTGTTTATCGTGTAAAGCGTGAAGCCTATCAAAAGCGGTATAAACAAGACGACGAATATCAGGCTTTTTGGAATGCGGCGTTTGGGCTTGGTGTGTACTTCGGCAGATTTGTACATACCAAAGGACTTTTTAGGCACAACAAACGTCCGCTCAATGGCTTTGGCAATATTGACGCTGCTATCGGGCTGGTCTACGCATTCGTTCCATTCGTAGAGTTTACGACCTACGGGTTTTATTGAAACGTGCATATGCCGTTGAACGAGCCGGCGGACGAAACTGTCAAGGAAGCTGGGATGTTGGGTAATCAAAACGATGTCCAAACCGTGATGGCGGTGTGTTGCCAATGCTTCGATGAATGGCGGTACTTTTGAAGCGGCGGAACGTGTACCCATCAGCCTTTGTGCTTCGTCTATGATAACGAGCGAACCATAAGGGAGGAAGTCTTGAAACGGCTGGGATTTGATTTGCTCGTCTGAAAGTTCTTGGTGTTCTATTTTAAGTTCGGGAATGCCGTTGACAAAGAGCGGGCGTTTTTTCTTTACGCCGTCTTTGTCGGTAAAGTGGGTGTAGCTTTCGTCGGTCATCAACATATTGACGACGGAGCTGGTCTTTCCGCTGCCCGGAACGCCTGTTTGCAGAATAATCATTTATCTTTACCCCCTGGAATGAACGACAATTTGCTTATGCTTTGCATAGCGACATTAAAGGCAAATGCGCCGAATATCAGCCCTAATGCGTGTCCGAAACCTGCCATCATAATGATTTGCAGAATATCGGACGGCATGGAATTGAATTTATTGATGATGTAGTCTTTTACGAATCCTAGACCCACTGTAAAGCCCGTAAAGGTCACGAAACTGATACCCAGTGCTATAAATACTTTTACAACAATATAGGTCAGCAGCCTTTGTAATATGGCGAAAAACGCGGCTTGCATGCTTTAGTCCTTTCTGCTTGAGAACATGATAAATGCGGCTACAACGGCAGCTATACCGATAACAAGGAAACGTATCATTTCGGCAAAACGGCAAATCAGGTCATATTTAAACTCCATCGTTATGCCTAAATAGCTTGCTGTTCTGGGAGCAGGACAAACGCCGTTGTCAGGCAGAAAGAAATCAGGGCTAAAGGTTGTTTCGTTTTGGGTATGCGGTATTTTGAATGGTTCTTCCTGTTCTTCTATATTGCCTTTTTCGGCACAGGCTAGGATATTGGGGAACACTTCACACAATAAACCGCCACTTTCTTTTGGCTTATCATCCTCTTTCGGCTTGTCGTCGGGCTTTGGATCGTCTTTGCCATCGGGCGTGCTATTTGGATCAGGTTTATCTTTGCCGCCAGGGCTGCCGTCGGGGTCAGGTTTGGTTTTATCGGACGGGCTGCCGTCGGGCGTTGGGTCGGGTTGAGAGCCTGGCTTGCCGTCGGGGTTGGGGTCTGGCTGCGAACTTGGCTTGCCATTTTCGCCCGGTGTCGGGGTTGGTTTGGTTTTTGGCGCGGCGGGGCTGCCCGGCGTGAGGTCGGGACGTGGGGTTGTGGTTACGGTTGCCGTGGTGTTGCCATCCGCGCCTGTGGTGAAGCTGATGGTTATTTGGAAGGGTCTGCCGTCTTGTCCTGTTGCCGGGCCAAGGGTTATGACTGTTCCGTTAGGCACGGTCGGCGTGCTTACTGATGCACCCGGAATGCTGCCGTCTTGGTTCGCGGTTGCATTTACATAGGGCGTAGGATTTCGGTCTGCATTAGGACCGACGATTCTGTCAAATTCTGACTGCGATATAGGCTGTTTCTTATTTGGTTCAATACGCCAAAATGCCTTAGTAGAAAAGCCATAAGCTGTTATAGAACTACATCCACCAGTGCTATCAGACCCTTTGTACTCTTTAGCTATATGACCTTCATAGCCCTGACTTTTTGCATAATCATCAACGTTTTTTGAAGCTCTATCACATAATCCGTCTAACGTTGATTTATAGCTCTTATAACCATAATCGTAGGATTCTTTAGATAATCCAAAACGTGCTAATTCAAATTTGTTTTTACCATAATTACGCTCATCATTAGGCGTGATTATGATGACATATTCTTTATCGGTTACAAAATCGCCCAAAGTCACATCGAATTTATAACCTTCGTCCGCAAGCATTTGCTCGACAAGATAGAAAGCGGCTGTCGAGACTGCAAAACCGACAGGACCGCCGCCTACTCTTGCGAATTTGCCGCCTATTTTTGCTTTGGAGAGCAGGTTTCTTAGGACGGTTGAGCGGGATACTTTTTGTTCTATAGTTACGGGTACGGTTGATGCGGATCGGAGGCCTGTTGAGGCTTCTCGGACGGCTAATGATTTGCTGGATGTTTCATGGTAGAACATATTCCCACCCATACCGCCACGACCATTATCTAAATAACGCCAAGTTCTAACGCCATTTTGATTAAAACCGCCAGTCGAAACACGAACTCTTCCATTTGATTCAACAACTAATTCAGCATTAGCTTTAAAATTAAATCCTAATAGAATAACGGCCATAATAATAAGCCGTTGAAATTTGACCATCATAGAACTCTTTGCATTCAAAGCCATGTTCTAAAAACTGAAATTTCAAATACGAGCCATCTTCAAAAAAAACTAACATATCATCAAGATATGTTCTATTTAGAAAGTATTGGGCTGCACTTTTTACCATGTTCTTAAAGTCAGAAATTGGATAAATATCTTTAAGTCTGAACATTTCAGCTATAAACACATGACACAGTTTTTCATTTAAATAATCGGGATTCGTGTCTTTTTTGAATCTCAATTCTTGTTCCGAAATGTAAAACATAATCCTAACTTTCGTAACGGTTGCAGAAAGTCGGGATTATATGCTGATTCCTTAAAACGAACCATAACCACTGGCTATCATGTCTTCGACCGTACTGTCTTCGGGCATAAGACCTGCATCAATAAGGAAATTTAAATAATCCTGATTTTTGTCATAACCATCCGGCCAAACTCTTTCCATATACTCTTCATGCGTTTCATAATCGGGGTCTGATTCCATAAAGTCACCGAAGCCATAATCTGCCCCGCCATAACTAGCCCCTTGTTCATACTCAAAATCATCTTCAAACATATGATTACCTATTTAAAAATCATCCAGCCCACCACGACCGGAACAAATACGCCAAGATAGAAATAAAAGTCCATCATGCGACTACCTCAATTTCTGCCATAAAAGCTTCATCCCCCACACGGCAGCCATTATGGCGACCACAGACCAGCCGATGTATGAACCGTCCCTCATGCTGTCTATCGGGTTGCATTCGGGCAATTCGGCTTTGACGGCCTGACCGTTAAGTATCCAACCGAGCTTAGACGCCTGAAGCTGTATCAACTTGCCGTCTTCGCCAATCCTTGGAGGTACTAGGCTGAAATAGACGTTTTCGGCGTCTTGGCGGGTTGCGTAACAGTTATTTCCGACTTGATATCCCATCAACAATCCTTATAGATATAAACGCCGTCTTCGTCTTCGTCTTCGCCTATACCGTTTGCTATGGTTTCAAACTCTTGTTCCTTCGCTTCAAGTTCCTGCTCTTCTGCTACGAGTTCTTCATAAACGGCTAAGGCTTCTTCCTGAGTTCTTCGTCTGTCTTCACACTCTTCGTGTTCAGCTTCGACTTCTTCGGCTTCCTGTGCCTTTAATTCAGCTTCCGCTTTTTCCAATCGGATTTCAGCAAGCCGCAATCGGATTTCATCCAGCCTTTCCCGAATTTCTTCACGACGCTCTTTGCGTTCAGCCGCTGCTTTTGCCTTTCTGCCGTCGATAACAGAACGTATCAGGGCAATGCCTAAAAGTCCGCCATATGCCGACAAAACATAGCCGCCGATTTCTTTTATATCGGCAAGGTTATATCCGAACTCTTTCGATAATGTTTCTAAAATCGACATTTCTATGCCCCTTTAAAATTCAGAAGACCTTTGGCGGGTCGTCTGAAACTTTCGGATTAGCGCAATACGCGTCGAATCAAAGTGATTGCGAAGATGGAAGCGATAATACCCAGTACGATTGCCGCAACGGACAAGGCGTCAGTTTTGGCAGTAGCCAAGTCGGTTTTGACGCTTTCAGGTACTTCAGCCCATGCTTGACCAGCGAGAGCCAGAGGAGCGGCGGCAACGACAGCCAGTTTTGCGCCGTATTTACGGCAAGTGTTCATCAATTTCATGATGTTTTCCTTTACGAAATGTTTATAAAAATGGTTTTGCGGGCTTTGTGAAAGGTTTATCAGACCGCCCGCCGAGCCTGAAACTTTTATTCTTCCTTCACGAAAAACACGAATATTTGAAATCCGCCGCCTATTTCTTCCATTCCGGCATTAAATGCGTCTTCATAGCTGTCAAAATGCCCGGCAGATTTTAGGTTTTGGGTAAAACCTGTATCGCCAAACGGATCGGGATAGATGAATTCGTGTGATTCCAAATCCTGAACTATGAACCGTTCTTTATATTTCAT